ATAGGCATTTAACATAGGCAACTTTATAGGAGAAAAAACTATGGCAACTTTAGCAGAAATCAGAGCACGACTACAGGCAGCAGAGACAAAAGGCAAATCCGGAGGCAGTGGCGGTGAGAATCCAATCTACCCACACTGGAACATGGAAGAAGGCCAATCCGCAACAGTGCGATTCTTACCGGACGCAAACTCCAAAAACACATTCTTCTGGGTAGAACGGGCCATGATCCGACTGCCATTCAATGGCGTTAAAGGAGAGATGGATTCCAAGCAGGTAATGGTGCAGGTACCATGTATGCACATGTGGAATGAAACTTGCCCAATCCTGTCCGAGGTCAGCCCTTGGTTCAAGGATCCTAGTCTTGAAGACATGGGACGCAAATACTGGAAGAAACGCAGTTATGTGTTCCAGGGCTTTGTGCGTGAGAACCCACTGTCTGACGACAAGACACCACCTAATCCAATCCGTCGTTTCATCATCGGACCTCAGATCTTTACTCTGATCAAGAGCGCATTGATGGATCCTGAATTGGAGAACTTGCCCACAGATATCATGAGTGGTCTGGACTTCCGTATCACCAAGACACAGAAGGGTGGCTATGCTGACTACAACACTTCAAAGTGGGCTAGAAAAGAATCAGCACTCACTGAAGAAGAACAAGCAGCCATTGAAACACACGGCTTGTTTGACTTGAGCACATTCTTGCCCAAGAAGCCTACCGATGTGGAACTTCGTGTGATGAAAGAAATGTTCGAAGCATCAGTTGATGGCAAAGCATTTGACATGGAGCGTTGGGGACAATATTTCCGTCCTGCAGGTATGCAAGCACCTGCCGGTTCTGCTGCGGCAGATGTGGATGAAGATGTTCCAGCACCCAAAGCAGCACCTGCTGCGAAGGCACCTGTGGATGCGTTTGAAGACGAGGACACCCCTGTGGCAACGGCACCAGTGGCCAAGCCAGCAGAAGGCAACAAGAAGGCCGAGGATATCTTGGCCATGATCCGTAGCCGTCAGAACAAGTAATTGACCAGTGATGCAAGCACCTTGGGTGCTTGCATCTGTCTATTATGAAATTTTCTTTGGTATTTGAGAATACAGGTGATAGCATACCTTTTGAGGTGGTGTATAATCATGAGTTGTTTGAATTTTTTGTTCAACAATCGATCGATGAAAATCAAAATCGATTTTCTGATAATCAACTGGTTGAACAACGAGTCAGCAAAGGGTTAACTGATCTTCACTGGGCATTGTCGAATACCAACGAAATTCTTTGGGATCTTGTGGGTATCAAGTTTCCGCAGTCAGACAATCTAGAAACATACTTAGATCAAAGCCTGCTAAATCGCATACATGCCGAATGGGTGTTTTCACAAAAGCACAAGATACAAGTACATCAGTTGAGATTTAGCTCAAACACAATGATTGCTAGGCTTGGAGAACAACTGCATGATCAGTTTCCTGATGAAATAACGGAAACAAAATTAGCAGTGGCCATGCAGCATCTTGGAAGGATCTTTCCATACGAAGATGTCAACATGGCAGTTCATAGATTGGAATCAATTTTTACCAGTAATATTGAATACAATGCCGCCGGCAAGTGGAAAGTGTTTGATAATCCATTCCGAAAAACATCCATGGTATCTAATCAAGATCGTATGAACTTCTCGTTTGGGTATACCTATGTAGGACGGCAACTTTATAACAAGTTTGAATATTTTGATATGAATCTCGACTGCGAAGATCATTACAACTATGAGACCTTGGAATACTCATTTAACCTTAGTCTACAACAACCTGAGACTGTGGCATTCAGTCCAGAGTTCTTAGCGTGGTGTGCGCGGCATGGGCGGCGACCAATGGCCAAGCAAGTCCCTGTTGCTAATGCGATTGATCTAGATAAACACTTGACTCATTACCGCAGAATACTTTATAATAACTCACAAGCAAACAACTCAGCTGGTATTGTTTTACATTATGAGTGAACCAAAATTTGTTTTAACAAGATTCACTCACGGGTCTGCTGGTAAATTTTTAAGCACAGTATTGCAGACCAGTGATAAAATTGACCACTGGTCAGCAGTTGTTCAACATCAAAAAAAATCAGAATTTATTGGACCGATAACTTTAGAATATGTTCGACGGAGTTTTCCAAAAGATCATTCAATGCACATGCAAGCCGAACCAATGGTGCCGTATAATACTGATTTGTACAGCGTAAGTCACCCGCGAGGAAATGATGTCTCGCTGGAAACTTATATCCAGAATTCTAAACTCAAAAATGATCTAAGATTGTTTGCGTGTATAGAAAGAAATATTGATGTAAACTTGATTTTTCAAAAACCCACTATACCAGTGTTTTGCCAAAAATCCAAAGCAATCACAATTACTGTTACCACCACAGAAGAAAAACAGTGGTTGTATAACACTTTATGGAGCAAGCATTTTATAGAAACGGATCAGGACATACGATATATACCCAACGATCCGGAATACTGTAATTTTCAGAGCATTTGCTCGGTTATTCGTTTTGGCAATCCGTATCGATTTCCGATATCCAGTAAACAACAACTATTTCACGACTATGTAATCAACAATCATACTAACAGTTGGTACTTTGATCCAGATCGATTTGCTGAATACGATCACAAGCACGATATCAAAAATGTGTTTATTAGTCTAGCAGACATTCTGAATCGGCACCAATTTACAAAAGTAATTCCTAACATTTTTGAACAATTGAAACTAGAAGAACCCGACATGGATCTAATAGAGTCCATGCATGATATCTGGTTATCGGCACAGGTATTTTAGGCCAAATTCACAGTAGACACCGCTCAAAATTTGTAGTAAACTATTATCAATAAAGGAAAATTATCATGGCTAAACCATTTGATGTAAGCAAGTTCCGCAAGGAAATAACCAAATCAATCGAAGGATTGAGCATTGGTTTCAACGATCCCACAGACTGGATCTCCACAGGCAACTATGCCTTGAACTATCTAATCTCTGGAGACTTCAACAAAGGTATTCCGCTGGGCAAGGTAACTGTGTTTGCCGGCGAATCCGGCGCAGGTAAAAGCTACATCTGCTCCGGGAACATTATCAAGAACGCACAGGCACAGGGTATCTATGTGGTGTTGATTGACAGTGAAAACGCACTGGACGAAGACTGGCTCAAGGCCCTGGGCGTGGATACCAGCGATAGCAAATTGCTTAAACTAAGCATGGCCATGATCGACGATGTGGCCAAAACAATCAGCACATTCATGAGCGACTACAAGGCCTTGCCCGATGGCGAGCGTCCTAAAGTAATGTTTGTGATTGACTCATTGGGCATGTTGCTTACTCCTACAGATGTGAATCAGTTTGATGCAGGTGAAATGAAAGGTGACCTTGGTCGTAAGCCTAAAGCACTTACCAGTCTTGTGCGTAACTGTGTGAACATGTTTGGTTCATACAATGTGGGATTGGTATGTACCAACCACACATATGCAAGTCAAGACATGTTTGATCCTGATGACAAGATCTCCGGCGGGCAAGGGTTCATCTATGCTAGTTCAATTGTGGTGGCCATGAAGAAACTCAAACTCAAGGAGGATGAGGACGGCAACAAGATTTCAGATGTCATGGGTATTCGTGCTGCTTGTAAAGTGATGAAAACACGCTACGCAAAACCTTTTGAAGGTGTGCAGGTCAAGATTCCTTATGAGACAGGTATGAGCCCTTTCTCCGGCATGGTGGATCTCATGGAGAAACGCAATCTGCTAAAGAAGGAAGGCAACAGTTTAGTGTTTGTGACCAGCGACGGAGAGATCATCAAGAAGTTCCGCAAGAAATGGGAAGCCAACGAAGAAGGCTGCTTGGATCGTGCCATGGCAGACTTTGGAAATCACAAAGAAGAGGTAACTACTGTGGAGGAGACAGCAGAATGAATGAAGCAGTAGCAGTGGCCAGCGAAATGTGGTCAGAACTCAAGCGTTATGTAAACACGGTGGACCGAGATGAAGCAGCGGAAACAGTTGTGGCTATCTTGATCGACAACGACTGTGATGTGGATGATATCAAGGACACTTTCAAAGGTGATGCTGATATCAAAAGAGCCCTTACCGCATATCTTGACAATGACAAATCCTACGAGGACGAGGATGACGAAGATGTTGAGGAGGAAGAAGAAGATTATCACGAAGACGACTGGGAAAATTGATGGACAAATATTTTCCAATCAAGACGGCAACTTCTTGCCAATTGAAATGGAATTGGAGCACAGTATATCTATATTCCGGGGAAACAGCAAGTTGTCATCGCAGCGGCCACGGCAAGATAACTCCGGATACATTTGATACATTTCATAACACTGAAAAAAAACAACAAGAACGCCGGCTGATGCTAGATGGTGAATGGCCGCAGGATGCAAGTTGCCATTATTGCCGAGAAATAGAACAGTCCGGAGGATCTAGTGATCGCACACGACAACTTGCGATTCCGAATCAATCTCCGCCGGAACTGTATTCAGATCCCAATGCTGTTGTGGTGCAGCCTACTGTGCTTGAGGTTTATTTTAATAATCAATGCAATCTATCCTGTGTGTATTGTAGCCCGGATCTAAGTTCTAAGATAAATGCTGAATATGTCAAGCATGGACGATTTGAAAAAAACGGCCTGATACTTCAATCTCGGACTATTGATGCGATGCGTCCAGCTATGTTGGAAAAATTTTGGGCATGGATGAAACAATATTCCACTGGACTGGTACGGTTCAATGTGGCAGGCGGAGAGGGATTTTATCAACCCGAACTGGAGACCTGCTTAGAATATTTTGAATCAACAAGTCATCCTGACTTGGAATTTTGTATAATAACTAATCTAATATTGCCACCGGAAAAATTAGAAAAATACATACAACGATTTAAAAAGCTACTATCCTCACGCAGACTCAAACGCATAGATCTAACCTGTAGCATTGACTGCTTGGGCGCCGAACAAGAATACACAAGACACGGAATGAAAGTGGATGTATGGATCACCAACTTTGAAAGACTACTGGAAGAACGTTGGATAAAATTGAATATAAATCAGACTATCAGTATTCTTACAATTAAAACTATGCCAGGGTTGATTGAGAAAATAAAAACATGGAAGTCTCTTCGTGAGATAGGACATTTTTTCGGGTTAGTTCTTCCTGGCCCTGTACAGAATGCAACCTATCTCCATCCTAATATCGTAGGAAACAAAGTGTTTGAAGAAGATTTCAAACATATCTTAAAGATCATGCCAAGAGACACCAATGAAGATTTACTATCTCTACAGTACATGGAAGGTATTGCAACACACTATTCTCAGTCTGCCCCTGTGTATTCAGAGATGCTCAAATTGAAAACTTTTTTAGATGAAAATGATCGTCGCCGCGGCACCAGTTGGACAACAACCTTTCCTTGGCTAATGAAAGAACTAGAATATGTGGTATAGCAAAGTAGTTGCCAACTTGGCGGCCATACCTGATTTTATAGATCATTACGAGGCAGAACTTGATGCAGCCAAACGAGATTGTAAGATCTCGGGTGTGCTGGAAAAGAACATCACCGCTTTGCCCGGCATCACAGAACAACGTTTCAATCAACTACAAGAGATTGAAGCTGTTCTAAACTATCTCAACATCCAACTACGCAAGATACGCAGGAAACACTTTCAAAAATATCTCGAAGGCTATGCCCGCGCACTTACTTCAAGAGATGCTGAAAAGTACGCAGAGGGTGAAGATGAAGTAGTGGACTTTGAAACCATTATCAACGAAGTAGCACTACTACGAAATCGTTGGTTGGGCATCATGAAAGGGCTGGATACCAAACAATGGCAGATGGGCCATGTGGTTCGACTACGCACAGCAGGTATGGAAGATATTACAGTATGACCATTCGGAGTGATACATACTGTTATGAAACGCACCGCATTCGTAACAGGCATGACCGGCCAAGACGGTCCTTATCTCGCTAAACTGCTAGTAGAAAAAGGCTATCATGTGTATGGCCTTGTAAAACGCTACTCAAACCCTAACTTAGACAACATCAAGTGGTTGGGTATTGAGAACGATATCGAGTTGATCACCGGTGACATCACCGATGAAAACAACATGAATCATCTCATGCAAACCCTTAAACCCAACGAAGTTTATAACTTAGCAGCACAAAGTTTTGTAGGCGCAAGTTGGGATCTCAACAAGCTGACCACTGAAGTAAACTCCGTTGGTGTGCTGAACTTGCTCAACGCCATCCGCAGCCACAGTCCTAACACACGCTTTTATCAAGCCAGCACCAGTGAGATGTTTGGCAATGCCACAGAAGCGGGCTCTCAAGGTGAAACCACACCGTTCCGTCCGCGCAGCCCCTATGGTGTGAGCAAGCTATACAGTCATTGGATGACCATTAACTTCCGCGAAAGTTACAGCCTGTACGCCTGTTCGGGCATCTTGTTCAATCACGAAAGCCCGTTGCGTGGTCGCGAGTTTGTGACACGCAAGGTCACTGATGGTGTTGCCCGTATCCGGCTTGGATTAGCCGATTCAATCACGCTGGGTAATCTTGATGCCAAAAGAGATTGGGGATTTGCCGGAGACTTTGTGGAAGCCATGTGGCTGATGTTGCAACAACCCACAGCCCGTGACTATGTGATCGCAACCGGTGAACAGCACAGCATCGGCGAACTGTGCGATGTGGCATTTCGGCATGTGGGCATTGAGGCGTGGCAAGCATTGGTTAAATCGGATCCACGATTCAAACGCCCGGCAGAACTGTACAGTCTATTGGGAGATAGTTCCGCTGCTAGACATATACTGGGGTGGCAACCTCGAACCAATTTTGCTACCATGATTCAAGACATGGTAGATGCTGATCTAAAGAGACTGCAACAACCTACTCAACGGTAATCCGGATTGGATTTCGCCTAGTGTCCACTCTGTGTGACACAGTTTTTCTAACCACGCTGCTCGTTCAGGCATGCGTGGTTTTTCTATGAGAGCAAAGTCTGTGTTGGCTACAGGCACGGCCATAGAGTCTGCACCTACAAATGCCGGTACACCATCTATGATGGCCTGGCTACCTGGACCAGAGTTTTCATTGACTACAGCCCAAGCACGCCCTAGATTGCTGCGGAAATCAAACTCATCATATGTTCCACGCAGGGCTTGTGGGTGTTGTATACGAACACCAGGTATGGGCTTCAGTCGTTGTCTAGGATGTGGGCGAACAACAATGGGCCTATCGGTATGTTTGCGTATGCGATCTACAGTTTGTTCAAGCCATTGTTCAGATGGCGGTAATCCTGCCCATTGCTCGCTATCTGATCGTTGCATGGCTATCAAGATGTGATCGCCTTGATGCCAAGGCTGTAATCTCACAGAGAGTTTGTCTGCACGACCGGGCTCAAACTCTTCAATCCACCCGGCACGACCATTCACTCCATTGATACCCATCTTCCAGGTCACACCACGCATGAGTTGCCCAACTTCTAACACTATCACTGGGCGTCCAGAGGCTGTGAACTCTTGCCATACTGCTCGATTGGGGGCCATGCGTCCGGTCCATAACTGACTCCAGATCACAGCTACATCTGCTGCACTATTGTGTTCTGTGACCCGTTGCCCGTTCTTTTTACAGCCAGCAACAAATGCTTCAAACACTGGACCTGAGTTTAGTGCGCCAAATTTATTAAAAATACTGATAGTCATAATATTGTATTAAATAGTTATTCAAACTTGGAAGCCTATGACAAAATATGCAGTAGTCACAACATTCAATCAATCTGGGTACAACAAGTATGCCAGCCGCATGATCGATACATTCTTGAAAACTTGGCCCAAGGGCGTGGATCTATATGTGTACACAGAAGATTGTGAGATCACACAAACAGCCAAGAACTTGCATGTGAGAAACTTGCATGAGGTCAGCCCGGAGATAGTGGCTTTCAAACAACGATGGGGACCGGATCCTAGAGCCCGAGGTGAAGTGGCCACAGGCCCTGCAGACGCCAAGGGCAAAGCACCCGGCATAGGATTCCGTTGGGATGCTATCAGATTCTGCCACAAAGCCTATAGCATATTCCATGCTGCTGCCAACTGCAAGACCGATGTGTTGTTCTGGATGGATGCCGACATGGTATGCCACACTGGACCTACCGAAGCGTTTTTGTTACTACAGATGCCCGCTGATGTAGGACTTGCTTATTTGGGCAGAGAAAAGAAATTTTCAGAGTGTGGCCTGTATGGTATGAACTTGAATAACCCTATCACTCAATTGTGGTTGAAAGAGTTTCAATTGGCATATGATTCCGGACGCCTTATGACCATGGCCGAATGGAATGATTGTTGGGTGTTTGACGAGACTAGAAAAGAAGTACAAGCCCTACACCCTGGATGGCGAGTGCTAAATTGGAGTGCAGGATTGATTCGAGGAGAAGGACATCCACTGATCAACACAGCCTGGGGTGGATATCTGGACCATCTCAAAGGAAACAGAAAAACTACTGGTCGCAGCAATGACAAAGATCTCATTCGCCCTAGAAACGAGCGTTATTGGAAAATCAGTTAGTCGTTATCAGCAACACAGATACCATCAACATCACCTTGTACATATTCAGCCTTTGAATGCTTGGCTTTGTAGTGTATGAGGTGATCTCCTAATACAGTATGCCGCAGCGGAGTTTTATAACTCTTACCAAAGCTGGCACATAGATCTAGCACAGCGGCATCGGGCACAGTCAACAACGCAGCACCAAACACATCATTGTCGTAGTATCTACGCAAGCCGGATTGATCGCGTTGATGATATCTTCTGCAATACTCTGATCTAAACGCAGCAAAATCTTCATGCTGAGTGTTAACAGCAAAGATTCCAGTCTCAGGCACTAACCAATTTCCGGATATCTTTCCGCTCTTGTCCGTGAAGTAAGTCACACCCATGTACATACTCAGATGATCGGGTCGTAGAACTCTTTGCAGTAATTCGATGGGCAAGTCTTGCACAGTGATCACATCTGCATCTAACCACACGATCCATTCGGCTGTGCTGTGATGCATGGCATGCATGAAACTGTAGGCTTTCTTGGCAAACTTTTTCATGCTTTGATTCAATGAAGTATCCAGTTGATATTGTGTGTAGTCCGTATCTAACTGTGAAAAATCAATCTGCTGTATGCGGTCATGCTCGGGCAACTCGAATCCTTCTACATAACAAGTGAGTTCAAGATCAGTGGGCCAATGCTCTAAGAAACTGCTCACGCAGTCCTTGCCGATAAGATCATAGTACAGTTGATTGAAACTGGTGATTACTTGTATCATTTTGTTGCCCATTTCTTCATGTGTGCCCAGCATGCCCCTGAGCGTAGTTCTTCGTGACTCCAGTGGAACTGGCTGATTCGTTGTACCCAGGCCTCACGGTCGGGCATGAGTGGATTTTCTATACGGTTGATACCCTGTGTGGCCATGTCGTGAGCTTGACTACGCACAGGGTCGGTGAGTATCACTGGAATACCTTCTAGAACTGCTGCTACTGCCGGACTGGAGTTATGATTCACCACTGCCCAACAGTTCACAAAATCTTCCGTCAAACTGGTGCCGTCACCACTGATTGAAACATGGTTGATCCTGCGACCTTGGCACAGTTTCAACAGTCTCTCACAGTATTTCCTGGCCTTCTTGTCGCCGGGGTGTGGCCTGATGCGTATGGGTCGATCACTATACTTGCGGATCTCTATGATGTTCTTCAATGCCCAATCTACCACATCCCAGCCGGCCATGCTCCATCCGCCATCACGCTGTAGGCATAATAACACATGCTGCCCAGATTGCCGCCACGGCTGTAATTGTATTCCACAATCTGTTTGTATCCGTGCCCATCGTTCTGGATCAGGGGCTTGATCACAGTATTCACCGGTGTTGGCAAAGATGCCATCATAACTGTAGCGCAGCCAATAACCCGGATTGGTCTTGTTTTTGTATAGAAACAAGTTGCTGTCGGCGATTACTGTGCGTCCGCCCGAAGCCTGTTGTCCTTCTAGTATCTCTCGTCTAAACTGTAGATGTGCAGCAGTTTTACCATGCTCATGCACCCACCCTAGGATCACTGCTACTTCACTGGGTTGATAGGTCATATTGGATTCGATTATGCCCTGATCGCCAACGGCATTTACACCCTGTGCAAAATATCTTAAAGTGTCAAGTTTGTGTGTGGCATTCCGGAGACTCTCTTCTGTGTACTGCTCTTTTCGCGGCAGCGTGGCTGTGTAACTTATTACTCTCATTGTTCTTGCATCATTTTAAATGCTATTCCGTTTTGTAATTCACGAACATGATATTGTCCGTAGGCCATGCTATGGCACCATGCCATCAATAAATCTTGATCTGGATAAAATAATTTTTCCATCATTGCAAGATCTCGGTTAGCCACCGGTTCTGCTACATGACTGGGTGCCAACACAAACGCTGGTACACCTGCTAGTATGCTCTCTACTGCTGCTATGCTGTTGAAAGTTACTAGAGCATGTACATCTTGTTCCAGCACTTGGCTTAAGGGTTCTTTTAATACTCGATCTTCTCGTTTTGGAGCTCGTTCTCGTACTACCACAGGACGGTCTGTGTGCCGTTGAATCTCGGCCACAGTTTCTGCTATCCATTGTTGTTGATCAATCCCATAATATCTACAAGGTTTCTCATCTGGCGCTGCTACGATAATCTTATGCCCATATCGTCTTGGATGTGGAGTTACTCCCAATCGATCCCAGCGGTCACTGGGTCTTGGGCGTATGGTCTTGTGTTGTAGATCATTCAGCACTATCCTGTGATAGTGTTTGATACCTTGACTATTGCGTGTACCAACATTGTTGCCCACATATCCTGAATCCATAAAGTAGAAGTTGTTGCCATCTATCAGACACTGTTTCATGATCTTGTGTTTGAGGATGCCACGCAATACCAATTGATTGCCGGGTTGAGCTATGTCATATTTGTAGTCAAAGTAATCTGAGTCGGTGGGTTTGAGACCGGCACTCTCGGCCAACATGTTTATGTACTCGTCCTCACCACCTTTGCTGAGAAACACCCAACCGCTCATGGTGTTAACCTCTGTTGACAGTATTCTGTGAAGATACGCTCTTTGTGCCAGTCATCCGAAAAGTCCCCACGATCCGCAAATTCATGAAAGCAAGGCGTGCCCAGAGTGTAATGCACAAGTTTGGCCAAGGGGTTCCATTCGTACTCCACATCCAACCAGTTCCATTCAGCGGGTAGTTCACCTATGCGCTCGTCATCAATCCAGGAGAATCTATGCAAGAATGCACCTGTGCTTTGCTGTACAAACTCAGGTGTGAGCGTACGATTGCGTATAGCATTGCAGTTCCACAAGATTACTGAACTCCAATTCTTCCTAGGATAGTTTTCATTTGGACTGCCCAGATACTTTTCAGTCATCCTAGTCTCATAATCGTGTTTCACAACCATGACATCTTTGGTGTATTCTTTCAAGTCCCACAGTTCAGCAATGTCACCGCGCAGGATCATGTCACCGTCAATGAATATGGCCCAGCCTTGATAGTCCATGAGATACGGCACTAGAAAGCGTGTGTAGATGAAATGATTCGATCCATCTGTGTGTGTTTCTGCATACTCTTTGAACAAGTTCAAGGCCACGGGCACTATGGCCACTGGCCTACTGCTGTTGCGTATGATTGAATTCACACAGGTATGATAGGCTATGGCCTCTCGGGGATCGTATCCCACAAACACAGGAATGGGTTTCATCGGCGTTCTATATCTTCTTCAACACAATCCGCACCATATTGTATTTCAATCAGTTTCAGTGGCTGATCTGTGTCGTTGCACAGTTGATGCCATTCTCCTAGTTCAATCCAACAGTGTTCATGCTGGCTGGGTTTATCCATGACTTCGTATTCTGTGCTGCGAGGATTTACAGTATACACAGTGGCCTGACCTTCGGCCACAAACCAAAACTCAGCTCGTTGTTCATGTCGTTGCATGCTGAGTCGTTGCCCAGGCAGCACAGTGAGTTCTTTGAGTTTGACATGGTTGCCCACTTCATGCAACACTTGATAGTATCCCCAGGGGCGTTCTGTGATGTTGTTCATAGAAATATTTATCGGCGTATATAACGGTAAATACATTATGACGACGGCACTGGATCAATACTTTTTACCCTACGAATACAAATTCGGCTCGCAGCACCGAGAAGATGGAATAATAGATCTCTTGTGCTCGCATATCGAAAATCCCAATAATTGGGCAATAGAAATAGGATCCGGTACAGGTGAACAGAACATGATCCGCAATCTGGTTGAGAATCTAGGATATCGCGGTGTAGGGCATGATCTGCAATCGGCCACTTGGACCCATCCCAGTTATGAACACAGAAATTGTACTGTGGCATTGGACCAACTTGGCTCTTTGATTGAAACATGGCCCACACGCACTCCGGACTTTTTTAGTCTAGACATTGACAGTTTTGATTTTTGGGTACTAAAAGATCTCTTGTACAATCATGATTTCCGTCCTGCTGTGATGTGCCTGGAATATCTCAGTTATTATCAGGACCAGGTTGTGAGTGTGCGACCCGGCTTGCCCAAATACAAAAAGACCTATTGCGGCTGTAGCCTAGCAGCATATCAACAGCTCACTGAACGATTTGGATATCAATTCTTCACTGTGGACACTTACGGAGTAAACAGTTTCTTTTATCACCCTGACAGGATACGAGATGTTGATGTGTTGCAGAATCTGCCCACACATGCTTGGAGAATGTATCCTAAACACGCAGGCCTTTCCGTGACAGCATTTCACCATGTGATGGAATTTGACCCCGTTGTTCTATTTGACAATACTTCATATGCACAAACTTAATCTCAACTGCCACGGGTTGAATTTTGATTTTTGTATACATGATCCAGGTATAGACCGGATGGTCAGCAGAAAAATACTAAAACACAATGGCTGGGAAAGTAACATAACAAAAATATGGATAGATCATATACGGCCAGGCGATGTTGTGGTCGATATAGGTGCTAACATCGGCTGGTACAGCAAAATAGCTCAACTCCAACAGGCTGAAGTTTTTGCATTTGAACCCGATCCTAGAAACTTCCAGGTGCTGGAACAAAACTGTCCACATGCACATCTTTTTGAATCAGCACTGGGCGACTGTGAATCTACTACAACTATCAAATATAATCCGGACAATTTTGGGGATACCAGAGTGGCACCCGACGGAGATGTTGTGGTGAATCAAACAACGCTGGATGCTGTGATTGGTGATCGTGCAGGTGAAATCCGTGCTATAAAAATGGATGTTCAAGGTTGGGAACCACATGTATTACACGGTGCTGCGAACACCATGAAAAATTTGCCCAGTGGCTGTTTGGTAGTCTTGGAGTTTTGTCCTGTTTTGTTGGCGGAAAATAATTTTGACATGCACTGCCTTGATGATTTTTTCCAATTGTTCAGCAATTCCTATGCATTGAGAAAAGAAGAAACACTCAGTATAGATCACATGATTGAGTGGGCAGAACTGGTCAAAAATGATTCTCTGCTGT